ACCCGCGTTCGGGTCGCCCGGCCCAGCGGGCGCTTGCGGACCTCCCGACCCTGACATCAGGTCGGTGAAACGAGGTCCTGGTGACATGTCCCCTTTCACAGGCTCCGCCCCTACGGAGTCGGTAGGGTGCAGGTACCACCCCCAGAGCTAACCAATCCGCGTTTCGCGCCATTACACGAGTAGATGCAACCATCCACACCACCATAGATGCCCACCGTCGTGCCATTGCAGAAACTGGCGGTGGACGCGGTGATGGGGACACCCACGATCTTGTTCCCTGCATCCGGGCGAGGTGTTGGACTTACCGTGGGAGTAGGGGTTGCGGTAACAGTGGGGGTCGGTGTGAGAGTCGGGGTAACCGTGGGAGTTGCAGTCACAGTAGGAGTTGGTGAGAGAGTGGGAGTGGGCGTGAGGGTTTGGGCAAGCGCACTGGGTGCGCCCCACAACGCGCTCATCACCAGCACCAAACCCAGTAACTTGAGCCACCTCATGGCTTCACCGTGGTCGCGATCACACCAGTGCCCGCCCCATTGGGGTAGATGTACACGGGAGTACCATTCGCGTTGAACAACTGGATGTAGGTGATGTCCAGGTCGGTGTCACCACGGCCAATCACGGCCGTGACCCCCAGGGGATCAAGGATGATCTTGGTCTCCCCTCCAGCTCCGCCAGAGTCTTCATACATTTCATGGCGGGCGCTCGCAGTCTGGCGGGCTTGCACGCTGCCCGCAGTGCCAGCGGTCACCACACCCCCAGTCACTTGGTCAACGGTGAGGGCGGTGGCCGGGTTGTGCGTGATGGGATCGGTGCGGGCTTGGCTAATGGTCAGATTATTTCCAGCCATCTACTTCTCCTTGGAGGCGAGCTTGGCGAAGGTGCCCCCCGGCTTGGCCCCGCGGGCGTTCGCGGTGGCATAAAACACCTGTTTGCCCTTCTTTGAACCATATTCTTTCTGCATATTGGTCATCACTTGTTCCCCGTGACCACCATAGTACTTGTTGAGGGGCATGCTGTGTTCCCTTGTACTCCTGTCAAACCCTGTCCCACAAGGGGTTAGGCCACCTTTCGGTGCATCCGCTTCTCCACCCGATCCGTCACATTCCCTTCGTCAGAGGGCCCACCCCCTTCAGCAGGGTTTTCAGGATTGGTGGGACCATTCTTCCCACCACCTGGACCACCTGGCTGGCCCCCACCCTTGGCCATCGCTTGCACCTGGGCTTGCTGCATCATCTGATTTTGTTCAGCTTGTTGGGCGAGTTGTACATGGACACGGTAATGGTAGGTGCGGAAGGCTTCCTGCACACTCAAGGGGAGGGCCTGGAACTGCTCACTCAGGCAGAACTCCCGGTGGCGCTGTATATGCAACTGCTGGTTATCAAAGTCTGGATCGACATGGATAGGCAGGGTAAGTGCAGGATCATTGGGATCAACTCCCGGTAGTAGTTGCCCACTGTCCATGTCAAAGAACTGCTTGGCCCACTCGATGAGCGCATCGTGCTCACGGGCAATCTGGTTGTCATCAGCCTCAAGCCCTTCCATCAGCTCCACGGCGCCAATGGCCCGAGCATACTTCAGCTGTACATCCGGGTCGGTTAGATCAACAATGTGCAAACTCGCCATCTGCTCGTAAGCGGCACGCCGCTGGAGCAGTGTTTTTGGCATAAGAGAACCGGCCTCGATGCGGATATCGACACCACCACGAAGCTCGGCCTGCGCAATCTTCTTAAAGCTCCAACGAGCTTCCTCACCCTTGATCGCATAGTAGACTTCCTCAGGGGCAAAATTGCGGAAGATGTAGAACATGGACTTCGCCGCTTGCGCCCATGACTCACCCCAGCGCTTAAACACGGGGCCCAGTTGCTGCTGCTGTTGTTCAATAACCGTATTGATAAATACCGCGCTGTCAGCACGAGGGAACTTATCTGCCAAATCACCCACGGTGATGATGTCATCCATCACCTTCTCAATCTGCACCAAGCGCTCCGCAAAGCTATTAGGAAGCGACCCACCTTCGATGCGGCGGGGCTCACCACCCCCAGTCGAATTGGCGGTGAAGCGGATAACAATGCCTTCGGTGCCATTCATGGTAGACACATCGGCATTTTCGGGGATGGCCCAAACACCATTCGCGGTGCGCGCGAAGTAGAGGAGGATGTGTGCTATGAGACGGTTGCGCTGACGCTGGGGTTCCTTGAGGGAGTTGGCGGGTGTCGTGCACAGTAATGCTCCTGGTACCTCATCGTAACCAAAGTGGGTGGCGGGAATGAACACCCGCCCACGTTGCTCGGTGGTGCCATCGTGGAAGGGGAGGGGCTTCGCCTCCAGTACTTCTTCACCATCGTTAACGATCCTCGCCAATAGTCCATCGGGGAAATCCCTGCATGGGAGCATATACATATCGTCCACGACGACTGAGCGCGCGTACTGCGCACTCGAACCGATCACGCTGAAGAGGGTCGGCTGAAGACGGATGATGTTTTGGATCATGGTTAAACCAAGATCGCTGGAGGCAGAGTTGCTGTCCCCCTCGCGCCTGGTCGCCGTCTCGCTCGTTGGGTAATGTTCGTACGCCCATTCTAGGGTCCTCATTTTGCGCCAGATCAGCACAGGCTGGCGGCGCATCTGGGGGATGGTGTAGTCACACAGGACTTCAAAGATGCTGGCGACCTCAGCGGTGATCTCCCCCTGAGGTTCCTGTTTGCCCCCGACATCCACCATGGGCCCGCCATCGGGGTCATAGCCGCCGATGAGCCAGGCGTTGCCAAAGAGGGCGGTTTGATACGCGAGGCTATTACGGAGCGCATCCATGCGCACCACATCCTCCACATATCTGAGAACAAGGCGCCCATTATCAGCAGTCACCCGGTCATCATCATTCTCGCTGCCGGGCGCGAACGTGAGGCTAGGCTCAGTCGCCGAGAGGCGGCTGATGGCCTTCATCAGCTTGGGCTTAAAGAGATTTTCGACAGGACGGGGGGCGCCCTTGGCCACGTTAGCTCGGAGGAAGGTTTGCTCCGCCCCTGACCATCGAATCCACTGCGCGTCTAACCAGAAAAGTGCATTTTCATATGCGTTGCGGATGACCGCTTCCCGGCCACGACAGAGGCGATCAACAGCCTTACGATGAGCGTCGATGACTTTAGCTTTATCCATTAGCCGAACAGACTCGCTTCCTTCTCATCTTTATAAGTTCCGTTGGGATGTCCGTAAGGAATTTCTTCGGTAGGATCAGGGAGCGCGGTGATGGTCTGCACGTTCTTCACTTTGCGCTCGAACGCAGCAACTTCCTGTTGCTGCCCAGCGAGGGAGATGGCGCGGGTGCCAAGGTGTTGCAGGAGCAAGTCAGCGGCGGCATCGGCGCGGGCCATTTGTAGGTCACGGTCGCGCCGCACCTCTGACATTTCCTCCCGAAGCACAGCGAGTGTGCGTTCCCACTCATCGTCAGCCTTGTGACGGGAAACGGCAACTCCATCTGCATAGCCACGCCAATACCCCCATTTCAGGTTGAAGATCATTGGAGTGTCTCCCAATCCTGCTCACTCACGAGCCCATCAAAGTCATCCTCATCTTCATAGCTGTCTGTGCTTACTCCTTTGAGGAGCTTATCACCAGTGATCACTCCACGGTGTTTTTTACGCTCCCACGCTTCGGCTTCGGCACGGGCGAAGGGGCCCAGTTTAGACCAGTCACTATCCAAGCGGATGCGCCTGAGGGCTGCGTCCAACTCTCCAGTACGTTCCTTCCCTGGAGGATAGACCAGCGGTAGTGCAGCACTGAGCGCGTCACTGGCATCGTCGTGTTCCGCGCCTTCCCCATCGAGCAGTTCCCCCTCAAGGTCATTGATGCCCTGCATCACCTCGGGTTGATCGGCCACCCGGTGTAGCACGAACCCGTTGGAGTAATTGGGGATGAGCCCACGGATGCGGCTGGGCTTACTAGCATGCCCCCCGACCCACGGGAGGATCTGAAACTTGGGTTTCCCATCCCTGAAATCCCGGGTGAACAGGTGGAAAAAGAGGCGCTGGGCGGCGACTTGCTCTATTGCAACCCACTTCGGGGCCCAGATCGCAACGAGTTCATGTGTTTTCGAAAGGAACTGGTCAACGTTGCATCGCCATCGAATGACTCGGGGGACATACCAAGTGTTATCAGGTGCGACGCAAAGGACCACCCAAGCAGCAAAGTCGCCGGATCGTCGGACTTCAACATTTGTGTTACCCGTGCGAGAACCTGGGGGATCAATGACGTTAGGGTCGATGAGGATGAAAGTATTGCATTCAGCCGCGCGGACGGATCGTCCAGTTTCTTGCTCATCCCGGTCAATCTCCTTGAAGGTTCCGTTTTGCATCCTGAAGTATTTGAACCATTCCTTCTTGAAGCCCAAGCCATCCTCTGACTTGGGATAGCACTCATACTGACAACTGAAGAACCAACTATTGCGGCGCTTCATGCCCTCCGCGTAGGCGGTGTACTCTTTCAGCGAGCTGCCGACTGGTAACCCCTTTGCGCGATCAGCTTCTGCGTAGGTGAAGACAGGGCGCTTATCAGCAGTTTGCCAAGGGATGCGTACCACCAGAGCATCCTTCCAACCGCGAGTAATATAGACAATCGGGTCGTAGAACGCCCATGGTGTACCAACGTATCTTCGCTCGCCCAAGGCCACGCTATGATATAGAGGGTCCAGTCCATCGAGTTCTCTGATGACCTTATCCATCTGGGTGCGGTTCAGCTCCTCACCCACCAGATCATCAATGAGCTGGAGAGTATGATGACCACCCACCACACGAGACCCTACACCTCGTGCTTTAATAGAGGGATCACTGTACGCACCTCGCCGGTTGATGGTGAGATCGTTACTGGTCCACTTGGTCTTATCACGGTCAGCGGGGATCAGATCACCATAACACTGCATGAACAACTCACCATGCGTCCCACCCCCTGCGAAGGTGGTCCTGATGTAATTCATGATGACCGCAGCAAAATCAAAATGCATGGTGTAGATGAGGATGCGTTCTTCAGGATCACGGACCAAGCGCCACATCGCATACGCTTGGGTCATCAGGCTGGTTTTGAGGTGGGCGCGCGGCACTACCCCTAAGCGAAACCGGCCATAGCGTTTCCCAGCATGCCGAGTCCCATTTGGGGCACTCCACGCATACGCAATGGGTTGATGCAGGTCCTGCTCGAGCCACGTAAACCCCGCGATGTACTTGGCAAAGAAGTAGAAGTCTTGCTTCCCCCGGAGGCGCATCCATTCGAGAAAGTCTGGGGTAGGATCACGCCCATCCTGCACAAGCTGACCACTATCGACGCGCCCCTGAAGCTCGCACAATCTGGTACCTTTGAGCCAGAAACGCGGGGGTGGTGGTGGAGGAAATAGATAATACTCCTCCTCACCCACCCGAGGAGGCGCAAAGGTGAAGCGCTCAAGCGTAGCGTTCAAAGCTCTCCCCCACCGTGCCAACACCCTTCGGGGTTTGGGCGTTACAACACCCGTGGGCTTTCACCTTCGCATCGAGATTGAACACGGTGGGGTGCTTCGCATTGAGCATCTCAAAAAGTTCACAGTCGCTCTCAATGGGGTCGAAGAACTTACAATTTTCACACCGCACCTGGCGATCCACAAACCCCGCATCCTCTGGCGTGACACTCTTCCGCACTTCCGCGCCATCATACGCGCCAGGCACATAGAACCCACAGGAGTCATCGTCATCGATGGGGATACCGAGGATGGCGCAGTCCCCCTCATCACTAGCGAAGCGACACGTGCCACATTGGGCAAAGTTATCTAACTCCTCACCAGAGGGGTCGAGATAGAGGAAGGTGTCGCGCTCAACCTTCATTCGCGCGCACTCTCATTCGTAGGAGTGATATCGATGGCGTGTATATCCTCACTCATTACTTGACTCAGCACATGCCCAATCGCTCCCAGATGAATGGTGATGGTAGGGCGCATCGCGTGCTCAGGTTCTGTGAGCCCAAGTCCTTTGCTCACTTGGGTAGCAGCCCACTCGGCGCGCTCCACATCCTTCCATACCCCAAGCAGCTCTTGCTCCTCAGGAGGATTGCGGCGAAAACAATCTCGATAGAAGTCGAGGGTGTCAGGAATGAAACTGGCGAACTCTACGCGAGCCTCACTCACCAACTCTTCCACCGAACGTTTCTCACGTTGGGGGGCAGGAAGATTGATCTTAGGATGCCCTTCCGCCTTTAACTTCTCTTCCTTCTCCAAATGCTCACAACACCAGCGAAAGGCGGCGCTCCGTAGGATGCGATGGATGGTCCCTGGATCCTTCTCTAGAATGCGCGCGATCTCGGTGATGTTCTTGCCACCGCGCTTGAGCGCGAGATATCTGCGGGTGAACTCCAACCGTTCCCAATATTGTGGGTTGTTCGCCATCCTTATCAGCCCATACGTCATTTGTACTGGTGGTGTCTAGGTATAAGACCATGTTGAGTAGATGATACGTGGCGTCAATTTACGAAAATTGGTATAGAAATTAGATAGATACTATATATAGGAGACCACCGGCCCACCCAAAGGGGGTCACTGGGCATTGCTGAGAGCACCACTACTGCTGATGGTGCTAACTAAACTTAGCACTGTCTCAAATAGTAGACACTGTGCGCCCACGACACAGGTGGCACAGCGTAAGGTGGCGATAATGCGACGAGTGGCAGTGCTGCAAGTGCTAACTTTTGTTAGCACCACCATATGTATCCTACACTTACCGCTGAGGTGCCCTTGGCCTGACCCTTGCTCTAAGCGCTCACCAGACCATTGAGAGTGGCAACAGGAGGACAGACAATGAGTGCAACCGTGAGTAGGCTACAGCAGCGGATCAATGAGCTACAAGCTCGGAAGGCGAGCCTAGAGCTGGCCGGGCGACTCCAAGAACGGGCCCAGCGTGAGGAGCACCCAACGCGCAGGGCTGCCCTCCTCTTAGCGGCGTGGGAGGAGTTGAGGAAGGTGCGCCCATGCGCGCCATAACCCTCGCGCTTGTGGGTATCGCGCTAACAAGCTGCACGCCCCGTGTGCCCTCAATGCCCCATCCCACGGGCCCAGAGATCAAGTGTCAGGTGTATGGGGGGCCCTTTTGCTATCCACCCTTGCATGCTGATCCCCTTGATCAGCAGTGTCGCGGACCCCGTATCCATAAGCCGAAGCTGCCCAAGCTGGCGTAGCCCCTCAACCCACCCATTCGCACGGAGGCGAGTGGGGGAATGGAGGTGTTACCCAATGAAGTATCAAAGCTGGTGTATGCGCTGTATTTGGTTAGGCTCGAATCTCGGCACAGTGGTTCTCCAACTCACAGGCTATTGTTTTCACAGTGAGAAATGCGACCGATGTGCTAATCGATCGGATCTAGCGATGGTAAAGGTAAAGGCTTAAACATGCACCCCTTTGATTGCACCTGCCCCCTTTGTATGCCTGCCATCGAGGATGTGATCGATGACGAGCAGCGCGCCTTTAATCAGCATGCGGACGATAAGTGTGATCATGCGACCTGCCCCTTTTGCGAGAAGGAACGCGAGCATGGGGATTGGGTGTATGATGACGAGCGGGATCCACACCCTCGCACCCGAGAGCCGTGGGAGCGTTAGCCCGTGCGATTAGGACAGTATCGACCATCGCCTGGGCTGGCAGGCCCCCGCAAGCCCTGTCGTGAGATGGCCTATGAAGGCGCCTTGCTGCCTATTTTGGGGCTCAATGACCCTCCGCACAGTGCCAGCTCCCTTCCCGAACGGAGGCTGGCCATGGCCCTCCTCGAAACCACCTACATGGACCTGCAGCGCCCTGCCAGGCTCAAGCTCTGGGATATGGCGATGGACTTCGTCAACGGCGCGTATCCCAAGGAAGCGGCGCAGTTCAAGCACATGTGCGAGACGCTCAACCTTGATGAGGTGTGGCTCAAGCACAAGCTCAAGCAGGTCGCCAGATGGCCAGAGGAGCGGCCCCCGCTGAGTGGGCGGCAACGCCGCAGGATTGCTCGAAGGAGGGCCTAATCATGCTTTCAGACGCGTGGATGGGAGTCTGTATCGCGGTGGTGGTGCTTTGTTTTCTAGTATTAGACTAAGTATATGATATATGTACTAATATTACTAATATGCTTACTGATTAGCACCCTGAAGGGAGTGACACGGATATGGTAAGGCATGAGGGGAATAGGTTTGTCAGAAGCTATGACACCCACAATGGTCGCCGGTATGACTGCTATGAGCTGAAAGATGGCATTGCCACCAAGGTGGCTGAGGCGTCAACAGAGGAGGAATGGCAGCTTTTCCTCACCCTTGAACCTACTAGTCCCAAGATGGATAAGCTGGGGCAGCCCTTGAGGCATGGGGAGGCGTGCCCACTCTGTAGAAGTACGAAACGGGCATCAGTGCAATGAGCCTCGATGAGCTAAAGATTATCGCTAAGGCTATCCAGGAGGAGCACCCTGTGGTCGCTAGTGCGATGTTCTCGGCAATTGGTGCCGAGTTGACAGGGGAAGCAGCGTCGCAAAAGCTGCACACGCTGTTGCTGACGTTCTCGACGGAGATGTTGGACTTGGTGGTCCAAGCATTGGCGGCGCAGCGCTCCTGAGCCCTTCCAGACCCCTTGCTGGGCATTCTGGTAGTCCTGCCTGAGCGCCTGCTGCGCCTCCCACCGTTCCCAACTCTCATTACACAGATGCTTCATGGTTTCAGTAGGTAGGTAGTTCTACGTGTAGTCAATGGGTGGTGCATTCGCATTGAGGGCAGAAGGCAACGGAGGGCGGGTGCGACGGCCCGCCGCAAGGCGGCGAGCGCAGCGAGGGAGCACCGGCACGGAGTGCCGTGCCTCTAGTCAGTTTCACCACTGTGTGGTGGTTGGTGGTGGTGCTCTCTAGATGGTGCCACACCACCACTTGACAACCACGCGGACACCAGGGTATGACCACGCGAAGGAGGCAGATATGGCGCAAATTCAAGTGGATATCAACGACACGCTACGAGCACATATAGACCACGTGGTTTCCACTGGTCACTATGGGTCGGTCGCGGAGGTCGTCCGGGCAGGCTTACGCAAGCTGCTCATTGCGGAGCGGGCGTTGCAGATTGACCCGAAG